TGAATGGTGAGGCTCGCGCTGCTACGCTGGCTCAGGTCATTGACGGTCTTGAGTGCAAGCCGGCGGCGGCTGGTGGGCTGGTAATCATCCACTGCCTGACGCTCCAAGAGGCTGCTCTTGTCCGTGAAAATGGTGGTGAGATTTGGCATGTCTATGGTTCGGCTCCGTCCGCACTGGTGCCCATTCGGCGCGCCGATCGGATGATTACACCCCGTGGCGCGGGCTTTGGCCACGTTCTCGACCCGCTTGAGGCGCTATCGGAATATCTGCTGGCCATGGGGCAGGCTGCCCGATCGTCCAAGGTCCGCGTCAGTGCGTGAGCTGAGCCGGGCGCTGCCGGCCTTTGCTTATGGTGACCCCGCCAGAATCATCGAAGTACAGCAGATCCGCCAAGGCGGCTGCTCGCTATGCGTGCGTTCTGAGGTGGTGCTGGGCGTCCGATTGTGCCTCAGTGGGTTGAAGTTTCCAGCCTGTCGGAGTGACGCCAGAAAGGGCCATAAGCTGACGCCTGAAGCCGGCGGCTAGGGGGTGATATGGCGAGGGGAAGGCATAAGCACGGGGCGGCGACATATGAGCTTTGGGCGTGCTGGTGTGACTCAGGTGGAGCGGTCAGTGCCGGCCGCTCAATGCTGGCCAAGCTGATCGACAACAAGGGCGAAATCTTCTTTGGTGGTTCTGGTGGCTCAATCGAGCCGGCAGACTGCATAGAGGCCCGTATCGAATCTTGCGTGGTCGCCATGGCTGCGTCAGACCCTATGTGTGCCGATGTGTTGCGCCTGGAGTATGACGCGGGTTGGTGGCGGGTTACTGAGCGCCGCTGCATCAAGGGTTACGACCCCCGAGGCGTGGGCCAATTCGAAAAGGCCGCTGCCCTCGGTATCAGTTTAGCGACCTATAAGCGCCGCCTTTCAGAGGCGCGCGACACCATTGAAAATCAGTTGGGGCCGAAATGAACTTCCACCCTTTATTTGCCGGGTTCCGTGGGGAAGATCCCTACGCCGTCGGGGACGCCCTGGGCTTCGCTATTCATGTCGAGACGGCGCGGGGTGTTCTGCCGGCCGCGCTCGATTCCGCGCAGCGCTCGCGCATGGACCACGGCGGGGATCTGGTCGGGTTCCAGTTCGCCGGTGGCTGGGGTGCGCCGGGCGCCTATTGCCTGATGTTCGCCAAGCCCTTGACCACTGTGGCCGCGAAGATGTGGCAGGCCGGCTTACCCGAGTAACGCGTTAAGGCTGTCGCGCAAGGCGCCAGTTCGGCTCTACCCGTTCCAACCAATCAATTTATGGGCATCGTCGCGCCTGCGGCCTTGCTTTGCCTGAAGAAAGACAACGCCGCCCGCCGGCATGGCCGTGGGCACCATTGAGGCACGCACCATGGCGACACTCACGGTTTCTATCTCTGACGCGGTGATCAAGCGGCACGCCGAAGATCCGCACGTCACCGAGTTGAACGACCCCCGGCACCCGCTGCGCTTTCGTTACCGTAACGATCGCAGCAAAGGCAGTTGGCATCTGGTGCGCTACGTCAACGGCCCGAAGTGGCGCAAGGCGGCGAACTGGCCCGACGTGCCGGCGCGGCTGATGATCGACAGTGTGCCCGACGTGCTGGCCCGTCTAATGACCGATCCGACAGCGGTGGCCACCGTCGATGGCTGGGAGCGTGTCGGCCAGGTCCTTGACTGGTACGCCGAGCGCCTGAAGGCTGACCGGTTGTTATCCAGTGAGCGCAAGGCCTCGGCCCTGTCGGCCATTACCCGCCAGTTGCTGCCCGCCCTGGGCGACTTGGCGCTGTGCAAACTCAACCCCGACACCCTCGATCGCCATTTGATTTGGCACATGCAGGCCGAATACAGCCTTGGCTACGTCAAGTCGACCTTGGACGTGCTGAAAGTCGTATTCAGTCGCGCGCTGACCCTGAAGAAAATCACCGTCAACCCGATGGCGGGCATCACGTTCGGCAACTTCACCAAAGCGAAGATCCGGCCCAAGGGGGCGCGCTTGCGTCATGTAGCTGTGGTGGATCTGCTGGCCGACTGGGCTGAGTTCTTCGCCAAGGATCCGGCCGGCATCGCGCTGATGGTGTTGATGCTGACCCATGCCACGCGCATCACCGAAACCCGTCTGGCCAAGTGGAAAAACATTCATCTGGACGCGGGGGAGTGGTTCCTGCCCGGGGCTGACACCAAATCAAAGCGCGACCATGTCCTGCCACTGACCTCGCAGGCCGTGGCCTTTCTGCGTCGTTACCGTGAGGATCAAGAGGCGAGGGGGTACACCGGGGCTTACCTGTTCCCATCGTCTGTGCGTTCCGGTCGACCTATGTCACGCAGTCAGGCCTTTGCAGTGTTCACCCGTTACGGCGCCGGGGAATGGACGAGCCACGACCTGCGCAAACTCGCGCCTTCTATATGGGCAAACCTTGGCGTGGATCCGCTGGTGGGCAAGCTGCTGCTCAACCACGCGACCAGCGAACTGGAGCGCACCTACTTCCAAGCCATGGGCGAGCAGGTCAAGCGCAACGCCCTGGAGCGGTGGCACGCATGGCTCGACGCGCAGGGTTTTGACGCGTTGCAGGACAAGACAGGAGCAAGACGCGCGGTTAAGCCGATCGCCGTAGACCCCTCGGGCTGGCTGGCCTGAGCCGTACAACCCAAATTAATCATATAAGAGGATTTTAAACATGACTGACGTGCCGACGTTGCCGGCGGTGGTGGGGGGCTTGGACGTGGCGACCGATCGCGTCGAAGGTCCGTTAATAGATCTTGTGACGCGTCACAACGATGAAGAAAGCGGCGAGAGTGCAGCTGCGCAGCGCAAGCGGGAGCAGCGAGAGCGCGACGCGGCGGCCGGGGTTGTGGAGTTGCGCGCCAGAATTGGGCCGATCGAGGCGGCGCAATTGGCTGAGGCCCTTGTATTCCGGGCCTCTGGAGCCGAACCGTATACCGCAACCGAATACGTGTTGACGCTGATCCGTCGTGACGCGGATTTGATCAAGCAGCAGCGTGGAGTTGTTGAAAGCAAAAGCTGCGCACATTGCCGAAAGCCTTTGCCACGGGGCTGCGGCGGGGTTTGGGCGGGGGAATTGCCGTGCGTTTTGCCGCAACTTCAACGGGCGTTGTGGCTGTGATTGATGTCAAAAATCGCAGGGTTGACAGGTTTGGCCAAAAACAGGATTACTGTTTTTTACAGGTAACGTGTTTACAGGCGTGAGCTTTTCCCCTACTCTTTGCTGCATCGTGGTGTTTTTGCGCACACGGCGACCCATCTGCTGACATCCCTTTAGCCCCCGGCCCACACAGGTCGGGGGTTTTTTTATGCCTATTCCCCGTGATCGGGAGAACAAACGAGATGCCGAACATGCCCCCAGAAAAAGACCCGACTTTCTGGGTCATTGTTGCTGCTGCACTCAAGGATCACGGCTTGGCCGGCTTGCTGGCCTTCGTCCTGAGTTATCTGCGGATTCTCTACGAAGCCAAAGAACCGCGCTGGGATCGCCAGTTGCTGGAGGCCGCGCTGGGCGGCGTTCTGGTGTTTCTGGTGGGTGTCGGTGCTGAGAAAGCTGGTTTGGGCGGTGGCTGGTCTTATGGCGTCGCTGGCGTGGTCGGTGTCCTCGGCGTTGAGCAGGTGCGCCTGTTCGCCCGGCGCTGGGCTGAGCGCAAGGCGGAGACGCTGTGAAGCGCCGGCCGCTGGTGACGGTGATGGTTGTTCTGCTGGCTTACGCCTTGTCGGGGCATTTTGAGTGTCGAGAGTCGGCCGCCTGTGACGTGCCGGCCGTTACGCATAACGAGGTGATTTATGGGTAAGAAGCAATTCAAGGTTCTCTTTGACGTCGAAGCGCCGCAAATCATCTACGCGGATCGTCACGTGACGCGGGGCGACCATGGTGCATCGTTCTTCAACGAGGTCAGAGCCGGCGAGGGTGCGACTGAGTTGGTTGCGGACTTCCCCAAGGTTCTCGGGGTGGTGCAGGACTTGGCTTACGTTCAGCCTGTGGCTGAGGTGCACGAGTTGTCTGAAGCGGCAGCGATTGAGTTTCCGCACTCGGTTTCGATTGGTGCGATCAATATCACCGTCGGCTCGACTGAAGAGGTGCGCGCCGCGCTGGCATCGATGCTGATTAAGGCGCGCGGGTTTGCTGGTTAAGTGTGACGCGTCACGGGAGGGCTGAACATGTTCAAGGTCGGTTTTGATTTGGATTCAGCCACTGCCCTGTTGCAGTTGGACGATATCGAGCGTCGGCAGATCCCGTTCGCCCAGGTATTGACCGCAACCCGGCTGGCTCAGCGGGTTAAAAAAGGCGTGCTGCCGGTGATGAAGGCCCGGCTTGATCGGCCGACACCGACCACGCTGAACAGCCTGTTTACGAAAGCGGCCACCATGTCGGGCAAGCCGGCTGAGGTCTATTTCAAGGATTCGTGGGCCTCGGGTATTCCTGCTGACGTTTACCTTCAGCAGGCGGT